GTTGCTATTGGAAACGCCGCCGGAAATGAAGGACAAGGAGAGTATGCAGTTGCTATTGGATACCAGGCTGGCCAGACAGGGCAGGCAGCAAATACTATTATTCTGAATGCTTCAGGTTCTCTTATAAACGGAGAAGTTGGGGTGACCGGAGCACTTTATGTCACGCCAGTACGTGCTGCCATAAGTGCCTACGCCTTAGGATATGACCCCGGCACATCTGAAGTTACTTATGACTTGCCTAAGGTCAGCACGGTTGTCCCAGCAAGCAGCACAGGAACCACTGGGGATGTAGCCGGCTTATTTGCAGCAGATATTAACTATTTCTATTACTGTCATACAGATTATGATGGAATCACGGAAATCTGGAATCGTACAGCTCAAGATACTACTGCCTGGTCGATATCACCATAGGTATAAAATTGAACAGTTTTAGTATACTCCATTTTATAAGAGAAAATGCCAGGTGGCTTAATGCAATTAGTGAATAAAGGCGCACAAGACCAACTTGTGACGGGGTCTCCCTCCTTTACTCATTTTCGGTCAGTCTACAAACGTCATACTGAATTTGCAATGGAACATTTCCGGCTGGATTTTCGTTCCACAAATCTGGATTTGAATGCAACCATTTCTAAGTCCATGCGTGTTAAGGTAGACCGCAATGCACAAATGTTACATGACTGCTATGTTCATGTAAGTCTTCCAGACATATATTCACCAATTGCTGCAGTCACTCCAGGCAAACATGTAGAACTTGCTCCTGATGCTACCGGGATTGGCTATGAATTTCAATGGATTCCAAATCTTGGATACAATATGATTCAATCTGTCTCACTCCTAATTAACGGTACTACAATCGTCAGACACACCGGTGAGTGGATGAAGTTGTACTCATACATTACTTACAATGCAAATAAGAGACGTATTATAGATGGAATGGTTGGCAATGTACCAGAACTATATGACCCGGCAAATGCATATAATCGCAGAAACCAATATCCACACTCAATTACCACTTCAACAGCCATTGCTCAACCATCTATCCTTGCTAGAGACTTAGTAATCCCTCTTCATTTCTGGTTTTGTGAAGATGTTGGAACAGCTCTCCCCCTTGTAGCTCTCCAGTACTCGGAAGTAGAAATCGTTGTTGAGTTTGCGCCTATTTATGACCTGTTTACAGTTCGCGATGTTCGTGATACATCGGCATCTGTCTTTGACAGCACTCCCGGAACATTTGGACAAAGAATCAGAGCAGACCCAGCTTCTTCCCAGTTTGCCATGTCTAATTTTTTGAGTCCACCCAGTGTAGGAACAGCGCCAATCAATGCATCATTGGTTACATGGGCATTGAATCCATACATTGAAGCAAACTATATCTTTCTTGGAGATGCCGAAGTAGTTCAACTAGCAAAGAGCGATAACTCATTCAAGATTAAAGATAATCGGGCAGTTACAGTGCCAGGATTATATGGAGCCGGCAATGATATTGAACTTGTGCTGGTGAATTTGTGTACTCGTGTTGTATGGGTTGCACAAAGGTCAGATGTTATTGCAAACAATGGGGTAGATAACTATACAAATCAGCTTAAGTCTCCATATGGTCCATACCAAGCCGGAATCATGACACCATGGTATAGTAGTGGGTCTGCGATTGGTCAGAATCAAAGTGCATTTGATTCTCTCATTGATGGTGTTATTGTATTTGATGGAGCTGAACGTTTCAATGCAAAAACCTTTGACTTCTTCAAATATCTTGAGAACTATCGTCACCACACTGGTAATGTGTCTCTTCTTCCCGGAATCTATACATATTCCTTTGCTTTAGAACACGATACACCTCAACCAAGTGGTCACATAAACGGGTCTATGTTTAATAAGACAATTCTGCGACTAACTCTTCAAGACCCTCCGTTTACACAGAACCAAATTGTACTCCAAGGTTGTATTCTGAAGACTACCGCTTTCAGTCCTGCGCCAGTGAGAGTAACTAATAATACTCCAGGTGACATTCCTGGTAGGGGGCTAAGGCCAGACCAAGTTATTTCAGTTGTTACAAAGCCTGCCGAATCAGTAAGACCATACACATACACAGTAACAGTGTATGTCGAGTCATATAACTTTTTACGCATAACGAGAGGAATCGCAAATGTTGTATTCTCATCATAATAAGAGATGGCAGAACCACCAAAGGGATTAGAAGTTCTCAAAGCATCATATGGAGTCCAGGGTACTTTTACAGATGTAACTGAACAGACCAAACAGCTGGTAAAAGACGGAACACTGAGCTTTACAGTGAGTCCTCAAACACTGGGTATCCTAGACCCTGCTCCGGGAGTAAAGAAGACATATCAAGTGAATGTGTCACTGAATGGAGCAGCGCCAACACAATTTATAAAGGATGACGGAGAACAGATTGTTATCAATTCTCCGACAGTTGTAAATGAAGAAAAAAAGGACACACCCGGTGGTCAGATTCTGAACGTTGTATTCTACACATTAGCATCGGTAGCAGGAGCTTACTTTGCGTGGTCATTCTATAATTTTGGAACTAAGGGGCTTAAGTTTTGGATTGTAGGAGTTCTAGGAGCCTTAGTAATTGTATCATCAACTATTACATTTGCTGTTGCTGGGTCGTCATTTAGTGGTGCCGGATTATTTGCATTTGTGATAGGTATTGGATTTGTACAGTTTTGGGCTGTTTACTTTATATCATTGTTTGCTCCAAATTATATTGATTTTAGCTATTCCAAACAAGTCATAGAACCGGTAGTACAAGCAGTAACAGAAGCCCCAGTTGTTCAATAAAAAATTGGCTTTCGCCGTATAGTAGTTTACCACTCGCCAACGCCCCAGTAGCCCACGAACTCGTCGGGGCCGTCATCTGAAGGCTTGTACACGCGCTTGGTGGTCTGGCCGACAATGTAGGTATCATCGTCGTGGTTCTTGTCCTCAAACTCCTCGTCTGCGTCCTCTGCGGGACCAGTCACCATCTCGCCAGTTGTCTTGTGCTGGTAAACACCAGCGGACACCTGCTTCAGGTTCTTGTTCTGCTTGACGAGCTCAGCCACTGTCAGTGACTTGGGCTTGGGCTTGGGCGCCGCGCCACCGCCACCGCCGCCTGCGGCGGCCGGTGCGTGCTTGTTGGCAAAGTGGGACATGTGCCCCTCCAGGGTCATGTCGCCAAACTGCTTCTCAGAAAGAGAGTTGACCTGCGTCACAAACTCCTTCTTGTATTTGTCGTCCCACTCCGCGTGGACCGCCTCGAAAGCCTCCTTGAGCTTCGTGGTCATGGCCGGCGTGATGCGCGGGACGTGCTTCTTGGCCTCGGACTTCTCCTCAGCCGGAGCAGACTTCTCCGCCTCCTCTGCCGCCTTCGCGGGCTTCTTCGCCGCTGCCTTTGCAGGCTTGGGCTCGGCCTTCTTGGCCTCCTTGGCTTCGGCCTCGGCAATCTTCTCGTTAATCTTGGAGATTACCTCCTCAAACTTTTTCTTGTTCTCCTCGTCCTTGTCCTTGGTCTTGCTCTTGCCCTCCGCAATCTTTGCGTTGAGCTTGATGAGCTTCTCCTGCGCCGTCTCCAGCTGCTTGTTCAGCTTCTGGATTGGCGTCAGCTTGACCTCCTCCTCATTCTCTCCCTCCGTATCTGCCTCAGCGGCAGCGGTCAGGATATGCGCGAACGCCTTGTCAATCTCCGCATGAGCCATATTCAGGGCCGCGCGGACGTTGATGAGCTCGATGGAAGCCATTTGTGTTGATGAGATTAACTACGATAAAAGTCAAACAATCCGTTTTTACAGAAAAATGTGTCTTTCGACAAGAAAAATGGGTCTTATATGACCCGAAGTATGTATACTGTACGAATACAGTGGAGTTATAGTTCTTCATCAATGGTCATCGTACCCGGTTCTTCCGGGTCGCCACTGACGTTCTGTTGCTTGTAACAAGAAGTGTTGAAAACCATTACAGTTGTGTAATATGTTAAATCTAACTATAATCAAATCCGTTTTTCTTTACAAATGAGCGAAACCGAAGTAGCAAAGGTTCAACTTCGCGAACATCTAGCAACTCTTCTTGTCCCTCGCCTTGCAGAGGGTTTCTGGAGCATCCATGATAGCGCTAAGCAACTGTGCGAACGCAATAAGCAAATGGATGAAATTCTCCGGACATTTCAGAATATGGTGACCAAGATTCCAGATTGGTCAGATAGCACTCTTGCTGAGGAAGTTGAGCGTGTTCTCAAGGTATCTAAGTGCGCCTATATGGATGACCTCCTAATGGGAGTATTCCTTGCATATATGAAATCCTTTGCTGCTCTTCAATATCGCGGAGCATCTTCACAGGTCCGTGTTGAATTTGAACGCCCCAATGTAACCAAGTTCATTCA